TGTATTTCTGTTTTACGATCTATAGTAATAGGAGCTACTTCTATTCCAACTTTTCTCCATTCAGCTTCTGTTCTAAATGGTTTTATAATTTGCTCTTTTGTAACTTCCTTAGCAGATACATCACCATATCCAGGAGCATTAGAATCTGGAATTACATAATATTTACCATCTTCTGTTTGCACATAATGTAATCCGCTTAAATAAGTATCTATACGTATATTAGATGTTATACCAAGATCTTCATTTAATCTAGTTTGTACTTCTTCTACACTATCAATTTCTTCTGTTTCAAGAGTAACAGGTGTTGCAGCTACAGTGGGCTGAGCTTTTTCTAAAGTAAATAAATCATCTACACTTGCAAGAGCAGGTGGAGGAGTTACTTTACCTTCTTTTATAATAAGATCTGTAATTACATTATAACGTTCTAAATAATAAGCTGAAAATTTTTTGTACTTCTCATCTTCAATATCTCTATTATATACAGCAGGTACTCTAAACTCTAGTGTTTCAGACACAACCATCATATCAATTTTCTTACCTTTTTTAGTAGCAGGTATATAAGACGGATTATCAACAGGAACATAGTTAATAGTATTAATGTTACCTACTGTATAGATTCTATCTTGACGTTCTTCCTTACGAAGTCTTTCTATACCTTTATCTTCAATACCTATTGATAATCTCCATCCGTTAATTATTTTTGTAGATTGATTAAACTCATTGATAATTTTAGTAATCTGTTCTTTATAGTCAGGTTTATCCAGTGCAAGAAGAATTTTTCCTTCAACGTCCTCTAATGCTTTAAGAAATGGAATCATCTTAGCAAAAGATTCTTCTTTTGAAGAAGTAGAAAACTCTGGAATTACAAGTTCAATAGGACCAGTAGGTGTAGGGGTTGCAGTAGGCTCAGCAGGTTTAGCTCCTTCTAAAGCAGTTAGTTCTGCATCATATTTAGCATTAATCTGGTTAAAAAGATTAGCTTTTTCTGCTACCTCCCCATTTCTATCAAAATTAAAATAAGGTTGTCTTTTTGCTACTGGATCATTCGGACTAGCATATCCACTATCTTTGTAATAACTTAATTGTTCCTTACTGAAGTTTTGATCTAACTCTTCTTTTCTTCTTCTTTCTATATCAGCTCTAGCATCTGTAGAAACACTAACGGGTTTATACTCTGTTATATCTTCTTTCTTAATATCTTCTAGCATCTGTGGATAAGATGCAGCATGCCTATCTATTGTTTCATCAGATACATTTGCCCTGTTAACTCCTGCTGCAATATCCGCTTTTATTCTTTGTTTAGCCAATTCAACATTTAAAGGCATTAGCTTATACTGAATATTAGCACCAGGTATTGCTTTTTTAATAGCCTCTATAAATGGTCTTCTTTTTTCTTTAGTTAAATTGGTGGTATCAAAGACTACCTGTTTACCATTCTTTACAGCTTCTATTGCTCTTTTAGCAGCTTCAATATAAATTTCCTTATCTTTAGATTTATCATTTATATCTCCTGTAAACTCAATTCTCATGTCATCAGGAGAAATGATTACTAAATTTTCTTGAGGTAAACTTTTTATAAAAGTAGATTTTCCACTTCCAGAAGTTCCTATGGGTAAAATAACATTAGCTTTAGCACCATCTGTAGAAACAGGAGCTGTTGGTGTGGGAGCAGGTGTTGGAGTAGGTTCTGCTGGTTTAATAGCAGGAGCAGGTGTAACAGCAGCAGCACCCTTCTTCTGCTCAGCTTCATACTGAGCTTTAATATTAGCAGCCTTAGCTGATGTCTCTACATACTCATCATATGTAATATCAGCCTCAGGATTATTATCTATGTATTCATTATAAGCAGCCTCAAGTCTAGAAGCTAAATCTGCAGGTACTACTTCTTTCTTCTTAGCTTTTTTCTCCTCAGGTTTTTCTTCTTCAGGCTGAATCTGTTGCTCAGCTATTTTTTTCTTCTCTTCTTCATCCTGTTGAGCTTGTTCTTGAGCTTCTTGTTCAGCTAACTTATCCTGTCTAAGTTTAACAAATATCTCAATAGCATCTTTAGCCTTCTCCACTCTAGGATCTGTTTCACTCAAAGGTTCTCCGCTCACTAAATCTAAAAACTGTGTAGGAGAAGCTCCTTCAAAAACCATTGCTTGAAGTTCCTCATCTGTCAACTTTACTCCAAGTTGAGCAATATACTCTGTGAGCTTATTAAATTCATTAATAGAAAGAAATTCATCAAAAGCATTAGCCATTAACTTTTCTCTCTGCTCATACATGTTTCTGTATGTCTCATTTATAATTGTAGCATGTCTAGCAAACATTTCAGGATTGGTCAGTCCATTTACATTCTGTAAATAATTCTGAGCATCCTTACCTAAACTATAAATGTCTAATATTTTTTTGAAAGAGTCATCTATCTTACCTTCAAAAACATATGCATCATTGTTAATGTTAGCAATTGCTTTTAGGTATTCTTTATAAGCATCACGTAACGGTGCTATAGCTTCCTCATTAAAAGGAATTTCAAACTGTCCGTTTTCATTTACGTTAGTCTGACTCTTTAATCCAGCTTGATATCTCTCTAATGCATTAGAGTATTTAACTAAAGCTTCTAGCTTAGTTCTTTTTTTAGCAGCAAGTTCTTTTTGTTTAGGGTCATCAGACTGCTCTAACATTTTTATTTCATCACCAAGAATCTTGATCTCATTATTCATAAGATCATTATTTTGTAATACTGTGATGTCTGTAGCAGAAGCAGATGCAACTGGTCTATTTGTAGACAAGTCTGACATCAAACCTTGTAATCTCTGTGTAGCTCTGTTAAATCCAAACTGTGAAGCAATGATTAACTTCTTAGCATCTTCATAAGCCTTATAAGCTAACACCTCATTTACATACTTGTCCCCGTTTGTCTTTTTATATTTCTTAGGGTTAAAAGGATTAGAGAATTGAGAATTTACTTTTCCATATACATCCTTAATCTCGTTAGCCCTAGTTATATATTCGTTTAGTTTATCTTTAGCTTTAGTACCATCTTGTAAGTTAAAGGCTGAGGCAAGCTCTACATCAGAAAGCTTACCCATATCTTCTAATGCATTAATAACTAAATCAAAGGTCTTAGTATCTAATGCTGTAAAAATGTGATCAAACGTTTTCTCATCTTTAGAGTCATAGAAAGTTTTATCATCATCATTTAACTCAGCCTCAGACATGTTTAAGTTTGCTCTGTACTGATTAACCACACTTTCTTTTCTACGTGAAAAGAACTTTTCAGGGTCAGCCATAATTCCATTTATTGCATTTATGGCATCTGTCTTTAAAGTGGCTTTCTGTTTAAGATATGCATCATATCTTTCTTTTCTAAACTTCTGGTTGTACATCCTACCTAATCCATTCACAGTACCAAAAATAGTATTCTGTACAAGTTTTGTACCTCCTCCCATCAAGAAACCATTTAAGAAAATCTCAGCTCCTTGTGGAGACCAGATGTTTTCTTTAGCAGCACCCCACACCATACTTCTTGCATAGTCTTCCCCACCTAATGCAGGGTTCTTATATACATTATTGTAGTAGTTTGCAATAGATGCTCCTGCAGTTTCTTGTAAACTTTCCTGTACACCTTCTGCAAAATTTGCTTTAGTGTAGTTAATAAAGTTTCCTAAGTATGCTTTTGGAGTTTTAATTAATCCTTTAGCTCTTGAAGCAAAACCTTGAACGGATTCTGAGAAAGTTCTGCTAGCAGCGTCATAAGATATTTGTTTAGCTACTGATTTTCTAGTTGCTTGTTCTGCAGCATCTAATGCATTATCTAACGCTCTAAACTTAAACAGCCCATCAAATACCAATCTGTTAGAAAGATAAATGATAGGTACATTTACAAGAGTGTCTAGCTTACCTGCTTTTTCAGCATTCTGATAGATTGTAGCCCATCCGTTTTGATCAGGTAATTGACCATTATGAGTCTTCATATAGTAGTCAAGCTGCTCGTCAAGCACTTGATTGTACACTCCACCACCTTCTAACTGAGCTTCACTAACAGCAAATAATCCTTCTCTTATATCTCTATAGAAGCTACCAAAAGCACTAGATGCTTTAGCAAAGTTACTTAAATTAGCATATGTACCTGTCCCTTGTCCAATCTCGGATAGAGTTTTTGTAGTTCCTCTAAAAGGATTTACAATATTAACTGCACCTTTTCCAAGAAGTAAACCTCCGGTTTTTACACCTGTATAAAATTTTCTAGCGTTGTTTATATCCTTAAAAGACTTAAGAATACCAAACCCACCCTTAAGTACTTGTGCACCACCACCAAGAGAGGTTTGTCTAAGACCAGCTTTAGCAACTTCTGTTGCTCTACGTAAAGCACTTAAACGTTCTCCAGCTCTTGCTATGTTTGTTCCAGTACGTGCAGCTGCTGCACCACCTGCACCACCACCTGTAGCAGTTGTTATTAAACCTAAAGCAAATTCTTCAGCTAAGACGTTTGCAACAATACCAATTGAATAAGCCATGTTTAGAGAAAAGTTAGATATTTTCCCCATGGCTGTTTCTTTTGAAGACATGCCAAGGCTCATGGCCTTTTCATACTGTTGAGCAGCTTCTCGATCAGGATCAAAAAGTCCTGATTCTCCTGTAAAGTAATTACTAATTGTTCTATAGTTACTTACAAAAGCTGATCCAAATAAACTTCCCCATTGACCAGTCATTCTTTTAAAATCCTGCCACCCAGTAGTGTTCTCATTAAATCTTTCTTCGTTATTTTCTAATGGGTTGAAACCAATCTTATTAAATGTACTTTGTCCATATCCTCTATATCTGTCTACATTACTAGTGTATTGATCAAATGTATAAGCTCCATAAGCAAGCATTGGATCTCTATAACTTTCAACTTTAGCGGGGGCAGTTTCACTAAAATTTTTTAAACTTTGTCTTTGTTTATTTGACAAGTTTACAAGATCATTCATTGTCATTTTAGGCTTCTGTGCAGGGACAGGATCACCAGGTCCCCCACCTTGATTACTAATAGACGTTCCTGTATTATTTTCAGGAGTTTTTTTAATGTTGTCTACATTAAAACCAGCCAAATCTCCAAAAGGATCTTCAGCAGTGCTAAAGTCAAGCTCTGCACCATTTACTTGACTATTCTCAACTTCTGAAGCCACCATTTGATTAGCAGCTTCAAAGTCATTAGAAACAGTCTGATCGTTTAAACCAAATGTATTCTCTAAAGCCATTACTCTTGGGGTTGTTGTAATTTAGCAGGATCTTTAACAGCTCTCATTGCATCAACAGCTTCTTTTAGCTGTTTGTTTAAAATATAATTTTGCTGTAGTACTGGTAAGATTTGTTCTCTAAGATAACCGTCAATATCTGTAGCTCTGTCATATTTAAATACTTTTGGCTTTAGACTAATAGTATCAAAGTTATAAGTATCAGGTCTAAAGTTAACTACATAACCTGCCACTCTAACACTATCATCTGCTTGCTTAGTAAGTTCAATATTACCTGCTCCTTTAAAAGGTAGGGTGACATCTGAGTTCATATTTAAAAGAGATTCAACACCAGATACGGTTGTTGACTCTTTAAATTTAATTCCTAAGTTAGTTTTCTTAGAACTAAGATTTGCAGGAATATATATTGTAAACCCATCTGTTGCAATCTCTGGATTTTCTTTAACAATTTTACCATCCTCACCTTTAGTACCGCCACTATATTTACTTTGATTAAAGTAGTCATTAGTAATTTTTATATGGAAAGCATGGTATTTTTGTTCTCCACCGACAATTCCCTGAAAAGATACACTACCAGCAAACTTATGTGACTTATGTCTTTTTTGAGCATCTGTATACTTTTCACCAGGTATTTGTATATCTTCTAAAACAAGTTTCATCACTTCAGCTATAGCTTCTTTTTCACTATCAGAATCAGGAACATCTCCCCCAACTTTTCCAAAGCTAGCTGTTGCACCACTCTCAGGATCAGTCATTAAGGATGCAAGTGTTATAAACTCTCTAATCTGAGGTTTAAAAACAATGTTACCACTTCTGTCTTTCCACTTCATATCAGAAAAGTTAAAATCAAAAGCTCCTGTAGGACTTTGTTTATCACCACCTTTCTGACTAGTTAACATTCCCTCTTCATCTGCACCAATATAAATACTTTTAGTTTTTTCTTCATTATAATACTTCTTTAAATTACCTAGCACACTTTCGTATGAATTAGATTTAACTGCTTTGTCAAGTTTCTTTTGTTTATTAAGAAGAGATTGATATTCTTCAAAATCTTCTCTAGTGTTAAGAGACCAAACAGGTCTATTATCATTACCACCTGCATAACCTTGCCTTATTCCTTTAGTGGTTTGTCCGTAAAATCGATTGTAAAGACTGTTTGAATCTAACAAAGGATTACCCTGAGCAAGCTGTCTGTTTATTTCACGTTGATCAGCCTGCAATTCAGTTTCATCTACAAATCTTCTTTGTGACGGAAGATATACACGAGTGTTTCTTAACTTGGTTAAATCACTTAAAAAACCTTTTGTTCTTATATCCTCATATTTCTGTTTAATAACTTTATCAAACTGTTCTTTTGTTCTTAAGTTACCTTTTTCATCAAATAAAGCTTGATGAAAATTAAACTCATAATCATATGGATTTTCTGTATTAGCATCAGCTCCAACAGCCATTTCTCTAAAGTTATTATCAAATTTATTTTTTTGAACATTATACTTTGCAGATAGTTCTAATGAATTATAATTATTCATTTTTAAGTTCCAACTTGTTTCTGCATCAAGATTTGGATCGTCTTCAAATTGAGCAGCCTGTTCTAATAGTTGTTTAGCCTGCTTTTTATCTTCTTTAAATATTTTAGAAAATTCTGATAGAGGGATTTGCCTTCCATTTATAGATGGGAGCTTACCTAATGTTTGAAATATAGTAGTGGCATATTCAGTATTTAACTGAGTAACCTGATCTTGAATTTTAGTTAAATAATTAGTATTTAAATCAAACATGTCCTCCTTTCTATACTCTTGCTTTTCTTGCCCACCAGCAACAGCTCCTTCAAAACTTCCTTTATATCCTGGAATTGTAGGAGGAAGAGGTTGTGGAGGAGCGGTTGTTGTTGTATCAACAGTATTAGCTGTAACGACAGGAGCTTGGTTGTTTTGTTCAAACTCAAGACCTTGTGGTTGAGCAGTAGTTTGATCCTGTGGACTAGGCATAGGATCAAACATATCTTGTAAAAAGTTTTCAGAGATTAGTGCCATAATTTAAAAATTAACCCTTTCCTCTAGCTTTATTTATAACGTCATTTAAATTTTCTTCCTTAAAAAAAGGAGTCTTCTTACTAGGAGCATTAGTATTTGGTGTTGGAATTTCCCCAGGTTTAGGTGGTTCTGCATCTTCTTTCTCATTATCATCTTTACCTGTAAGACCAAGTTCTTTTCTTTTTTCTAATGCTTTAATTCTATTTGATTGTCTAATACTTTCCATTTTACTTTGTACTCCAAACTGAAGCTGAGAACGAAGTTCAGCAAGAGATAAAGGATTCACCTTAACAGTTTCCTCAGCATTTTTATATGCTAAAGTTTTAGCAACTGCATTAGATATAAGATTATAGTTAGACAGTGTTACATATCTATCTGCTGCAGCTCTCATATCTTCAATGTTGTCATACTGAATATCTTTAAGAGGAATAATATTATCTCTTAATGCTTTTGAAGCTTCCTCAGCTTGTTGAAGATTACTAACATCTTGTAAATACTGAACATAGTCAGGATTGTTCATACTAGGAACAATTCCTTTAGTTCTAATAAGCTTATCCCAAGACTCAACTTTTTGTCTTAGAGTGCTGATAGATGCATCAAACTGATCTACTTGCTTCTGAGAATCCTGTCCAAGTTTTCTAATAGCAGTGGTAAGATAGACAGCTTCAGCCTTATCTTCCCCTCCGTAAACACCAGCATTTTGTTTTATAAAATCTTTTCTTTCTACATATGCTTGAGTTCTAAGCATTTGTTGAACAGCTGGATCTTGATTAAGCAAATTATTTACAAAGGCTTGAGATATTGGAAAAGCAAGTTCACCATTTTTTTGGGTCCAGATATAACTACCATCCATTTTATCTTGCTTTACACTAATACCAGCATCTTTATATAACTTATTAGCAAGTGTAAAAACATCTACATTAGGAGTATACTTAGGAGCTGACATGCTTAAGGCAGTTTCAGCATCAGCATTTCTAAACTCTTGGGCTTGATAGTCTAATGCTTTTCTACCAACATCCCAATACATCTTTCTTGTCTTCTCATCTAAAGAAGTTCTAAGCTTTTCAGCTCTGCCAACTTCAGACATGTAGTTTTTAGTGTAAGCAATATCTTTTACAATAGTTTTATCCGTTGTAATAGGATCAAACAAACTAGTCGCAATCTGTTGATTCTGAGGCATTGAGAAGTCTAAAGCACTAATTGAGTTTAGACTTTCTGTAATAGTTTTAAGATAGGCATCTCTCTTCTCAATATTATCATCTCTCATCATAGCAGAAGAAAATATAGAGTCATACAAAGACTTTACTTTCTTTGCACCCTGCTGATACATAGACTCCCTTAGTTTGAGCATTCGTTCAATCCTGTTAAAGTCAGGATCAAACTGCCCAGACGAAGGGAACACATCAGTCATTCCAGGTATAAATGTTGCCATAGCTTACAATAATAATATAGTCTAAAATTTTTAAAGTTTAAAACTAAACTTTAAGAGTTTAATCACCATCTAAATCAAAACTGGTACTAGAACCTCCTACAGGATTACCATACTTATCTGTTCTCTGAGTTTCTCTACCCGATCTAATTGCCAACATAGCTAAGTCAGATGCTCTCTCTTTTTTCTTTTCATCTGACAAATCTGTTCCAGCTAAAGATTCTAAGTAAGTGTTATAGTATGAGTTAAAAGCAGATCCTAATGCAGCTAAATCAGATCCTGTAGAGTTACTACTACCATATCCAAGACCAGCAAATCCTGCGGTATTTGGTTTAAAGATTTGTCTACCCGTCCAAGGATCTTTAAAGAAATGTGTGTTTGTAGCATTAATATCTCCAAACTTCTGTCTGTTATTCCAAGCTCTATCAAATGCTTTACTAGTATCCTTAAGCATTCCTCTAATAGCATTGTCATACTGCTGTAAAGCTACAGCATTGCCTGCCCAAAGTTCTTTCATTGCTGCAGCACGTTGAGCTCTGATAGCATCTCTTCTTCTAACTTCTTGAGACTCATAAGCATTACCTCTGTTAATATTATTACCAACAACATTAGCAATATCTTGAACAGCTCCTTCAGCCACCTGACCAGCTGCATTAGATAAGTTAGCAGATAACCCTTGTGGTGCAGTGTATGCTCCAAGAATATTAGCCTGAGTGTTAAAGAGACCTTGTCTAGAAGCCACTCTTGCTCTAGGATCTTCTAAATATAAAGGTGCCTTTTCATACTCTGGAGTTGGAACAAAAGGCATGATTAATCTAGGAAACACTGCACTAGATGCAAACATATTGTAAGCATCAGGAGCTGTATATCCAAATGGAGTTTCACTAGACCCTCTATTACAGAAAGCCATTGCTTCTTCTGCTGTTCTAAATCCACCAGCTCCTGCAGAAACACTCACAGGTTTAGCAATATACTTTCCTTTATTAGCAGGATCAGGAGCACATACGTATCTAGTTTCTGTATTAACACCAGGCCCAGGAGGTTTTCCAGGAGGCATTTGAATATTTGGAGGAGCAGGTTGCTTGGGTTTACCAGCAAGTTTAATTAATTGACCTATATCTGTATTACCTCTCCAATCATCAGCTTTAGTAATTCTTCTTGTAGGTTCTTTTGAATATCCACTACCCTTAGGTTCAGGCACACCTTTATACTCAATAGCAAATAGAGATCCATATTTTTTAGAAAAATCAGGATCAGAAGAAAGAAGATCATACATATCAAGAAAAGCCTGCTGACTTCTTCTAATATCTTGTCCTGATTGAGGAGTCAGTCCTAACTTCTTTGCAATCTTATTGTAGTAAGTATTAGCACCCCCCTTGTCCCATTCTTCAGTAATAAGCTCAGGAGTACCAGCAAGTTTTTCATTAATAACATATTTTTGACGCTGGCCTTCTAAAAGACTATTGATATATTGCTCTTCTGTAACAGAATCACTTTTACCTCTTTCAGATTTATATTTTTGATAAAGAGCCGTTCTTAAGTCAGCTGTTTCAGGGGCGGTGAATAAAGTTTTAAATTCTTCAAAGTCTTTGCTCCAAGTTGCTTCACCTGCTTTTTGAAATTTAGGAAGAGGACCCCCACCCTTAGCTTTGCCCATAAGTTTCTGTTGAGCAAACATTGGAAGCTGACCGCCCTTCATTGACTCTTGAACAGCAGCAAGCTTTGCAAGCATACCTTCATTTTTGTCAAGCATCATCTGAGCAGTAGACTTCTGTAAAGGATCACTATTTATATCCTTAATAATAGCATTGTATTCATTAAGCTTAAACTTCTTAGAAATTTTAGCCGGTGTAACACCCTTCTTCCATAAAGCTTTTGGAACATTAAACATTTCAAGGATTGCAGGATCTTTAATTTTAAGAGCCTTTGTATCACTAAACATAAATGAAGGTGTCTTAGGATCAGCAGATTCAATCTGTTCTGCTGTTAAAAGAAGACCACCATCTGTATGTCGTTTACCCTCAAGCTCAAAGAAACTGTTGCTTCCATCAGCCTCAGGTCTAATAAATGTTTCACCACCTTCTGCTTCAATTACAGGCTCAGCTGCATCGTCACTCTTATCTTCAGACATAGTATTTGTATAATGATCAGCAGTAGTTTTACTCATATCTGTATAAAACTTCTTCCAACCAAGATCTAAACTATATCCAGATTGACCTCCGTATTTCATTTCTTGAGGCCCTCCTACAATACGAATCTTAATTTTGTCTGTATCTTTTGCCATAAGGTTTCCTCCAAATTGTGTTATAAACATCCCTTCATTTATGGGAGTTAACATGTTAGGAAATTGAACACCTGTATTAGTTTCTACATTGCCTAAATTACGACCCTGCTCAACTACAGGATTAAAATTAGCTTCTCTAAATGCTCTATCAAACTCTCTTTTAACTCTTCTGTTTTCTTTAAACTTGGCTGCAGCACTAAGTGCATTAGCAGCACCCATTAAACTAGCATTTAATTTAAATACATCTTGTGTCCATTTGGGAGCTTTGCTATCTCCGGCAGTATTAGCAGCAGGATTAACACCTGTACCAGGTCCTGTCTTTGGAGTTCCTCCAGAAAGTTTTGCATTTGTATTAAACTTCTGAGGCTCCACTTGTTCATTTGGAACACATTTCTGATCTCCAACACTCCATGTCTCTTTTCCTATTACACAGCCATATAAGTCATACTGCTCAGCAGCAGGTGCTGCTGATTGTTGAACTGTATTAGACCCTTTATAGTTAATATCAGGGACACACTGTTGTAACACAGGATCAAAAATTTCTCCATAAGGACATTCACCTGCAAATTGCATTTGAGGAAGCCCTGTAATTTTAATCTTAGGCATGATTAAAGGTATTGAATTTTATAACCTTTTTTCTTTAACTTTTTAATTTCTTCTTCACTCATTTCATACTCACCACCCACTTTCAAATCTCCACCTACCATTTTTTTACTAGAAGACATAATCTTCTGTTGTACAAATTCAGGGAGAGCTCTAAAACCAGGGTTGTCAAAAGAACCGCCAGCTTCAAACATTACTGCTGGATTGTATGCAGAGTCTGCATAAAGAGGTACATAACCACCACTAGCATATGATACTCCAGCTGAATAGGTAGAGTTATTTTTAGTGGGTCCACCATAAGCCATTTTACCTCCACAACCATAACAAGGCTTTCCACCCATTCTCATCATAGGTTGTTGTCCTTGTTGAGGCTGAGCCATCATCTGTTGCATTTGTTCTGCAACAGCCTGAATCAACTGTGTTCCTTGATCCTGAGGGATACCAGCTTCTACAAGTTGCTGTAAGATTTCTTGAGGATCTGCTCCTTGTTGTAAAGCTTGAGCAATAAACTGAATAATCTGTTCTTCTTGACCTCCACCACCTTGCTGTGGAGCAGGTTGCTGCATCATTTGACCAGCCATCTGCATAGTAGGAATAGAGGTATCCCCACCATACATATAAGCACCCCCATACATAGCCATCTCCAACATTTCTGCATCAGGGTGAGCTTTAAAGAAAGATTGTTTAGTAGGGTACTTTTTATAAAAGTCTTTTTCAGTTTTAACCCCTGCAATTTTTAAGAATTGTTTTACCATTTTATTTTTTATTAAAGATTATTTGTATTCATTTAACCAACCACCTCTTTGCATTGCTCTTTTACCATAAGAACCACTTATTTTTAAATTACCCTGTTTTCTCATAGGAATATTTAAGCCAGCCTCTATATTATAATTTAATGCTTTTTGAGGAGGTAATAGTCTTTCCATCCTACTCATTTCAGAAAGTTCTGGATCTCCAAAGAATTTATCTACAGAAGCATTTAATGTAAGTCTAGGAGCTCTCTCTGCATCACGTTTACCAAATCTAAAATCAGAATCTAAATTTGCTGCCCAGCTTTGTCCAGGAACATAATTGCCAGAAAGATTTAATGAACCTCTTTTACGAAAAACTTCTGGAAGAGAAAATCTCATATCGTGAGTTTTTCTTCCAAATGGATCTGTAGAGTAGTTATACCCTAAACTAAACTTAGGATAGCTAAGTTCAATACCAGTTCTTGTATTTCCTCTTGTAGGAGCTACCTCAGGACCAAACATATCCATAGGTACACAATCTCCTACTTCTTCCAAAAATACAAAACCTTCTGGACATTGTCCTCCACCTTGCATTTGGGGAAGGTTTGGAGAGTATTCATTTACAACGTCTCCTCCATCTTGATACTGGTCACCATAAGTCATATAATCTGATACAGCATCTGCATAGTGATCCATTACAGCAAGCTTAGAACTAATCCAAGGTTCTAAATCTGAATTAGGCTTAATAAACTTACGTAGCTTTCCAAGCTTATCCATTACAGCACTCATCTGTTGCAAAGCCATTCCTCCGTCAGCTTCACCACCTTTTTGCATCATACCTGCCATGCTCCCCATACTTCCAGCACCGGGTGCTATTAGATTAAGAAGTTGTGGATTATCCTTTATAGTTTCCTTTGCTTTATTAACTCTATTCATCATACCAGGAAGTAACAACATTCCAAATGCAGCTTTAGGAAGATTATTATTAGATTCACCACCATTTTTTAAAAATCTATTTCCTTGTTTTGCAAACTGACCCACCTCTACAGCATCACCAGAGTTTGGGTCTATTATATAATTTTTACCATCAGACCATGTTTGAATATCAGCTCCAGGAGGAGGTATAAATCCTTTTAAAGAACCAGAAGCAGTTCTTCTAGAACTAGGTATACCTTCACGATTCATAAGTCCCATATCTATTCTACTAATCTCCCTACCTGACTCATCAACAATTCTTTCAATTAAAGGAACAAACTTCTGCTTAGATGTAAAAGATCCAAACCAACCATCTTCAGCAGAAAGATTATCAAACTGATCTTTTCTTTTTATACCTCTTTCATCTTTAAACTTTTGATTATTTTTCTGAAACTCTAAAAACTCTCTCTGAGCTCTTGGAACAATATCATAGTTTATGACTGTATCTGGATACATTTGTCTATATTCATCAAATAAACCTCTTCCTAGGTTCTTTGATCTATTGTCTAATGTTCTACTTCCAGATAAACCTTTCTGAGATGCAAAGTCTATAAGACGGTTCCACTCCTCCATTTCTCTTGGAGTTAAGCCAGGAGTTTCTCCAGGAAAACCTGTCTCAGCTTTATATAAAGGCATTTCCATACCATACTCAGCTTTACGCCAAGTACCACCTTTACCTTTATACCATTTAGCAGCCCAGCCGTTTGCATATGCAGATGGGTATACATCAAATTTTTGTCTAGCTAAAGACTTAGCTTTAGACCACAGTGAGGGATTGTTAGGTTTGTTTGCCATACAAATTATTTTCTTCTATTGTGAGAATAAGGTATTCTTTGACTACTTGTTTTAGATGATTTAAATTTAGATCTTTCTTCTGAGCTTAACTCTGATGAGGTTTTAGGTGTTTTAGAAGATACTCTTTTAGAAGGTCTACAAGCAGGATATGCTCTACTCTCTCCTTCTTGTCTACCACATGGTTTACCACTTTTAATATCCACCCACTTTTCTGCAAACCATCTGTCCAATCCACCGTGTTGTCCACCTTGTTTCTTTTTAGGAATAAACTTTGGATTATTTGGATTAAATGGTTGGTAATCATTGGTATTCCAAATACGACCATACCAAGTATCATAATAATTACTACTAGGAACTCCTGGAGCTGGATTATTAATATTTCTATAATACCAATCTCTTCCTTTATTCATCAGTATTCTTCTCTCGTTTTCTGGGAGCTTTCCTATTGTAGCATTATATTCTTGATCAAATGAATATGCTGCATTTTTTCTACCAGGCCACTTTCCTTCTGTATCTAGTTTTGAAGGATCATACTTTTTATAATATTCCTGTAAAGCATATGCTCTAGGATCTTTTAGTATTTTACTATTAGCCTGATCCCAACCAGCATTAAAGATAAAATCCATAGCTTCGCCAGCTTCCATTGCACTAGCGTTAGGTAGTATCTTTTTTACTTCTGGATATATATTTCCCATTAGCATATTCATATACTTAGGGTCACTATAGTATGGTAAAGGAGTTCCACCTGGACCACCTCTTAGCTGTTCATATTGTAATATTTTATTAGCTTGATGTCTAACACTATCAGCAGAGGATTGAATACCAACTTGTTGAGTAGTTCCAGCAAATTGCATTTTAGGAACATGTACAGGTTTAGGTTTAGGATTTGTAAGCATCCAACTAGAATTATACGGACCACCTAGCTTAGCTTTATAATCATCTAACCAATTATCTGTTTTAGATGTAAGATGATATTCATCTATATAATCAGCATCTTGAAAGGTTATAGAACTTTTATCATAAGGTTGTAAGATAGCCTGTTCTCCTGTATTAGCTTTAGCTAAAATAGTTTCACCAGTAGGATTATATACAGTGTCTCCAGTTATTCTCCAATTAGATCCTTTAGGGGGTCTACCATCTTTGTATCCATTATTATTTACTAACGGACCACCTTGTTTATTTTGCTTTATTGGATTTGTTATATAATTAAGAAATGTATTTATTCTTTCCTGTGTTGTTATTGGTAAGGTAACAGCTTTACTACGGGTATCTATTAACTCATTAATAGGTTTTTTAAGTTCATTTACTACATAAGGAGTTCTTCTTTCAGATTCTAATCCATATAAGGCAAGCTTTTCAGCATCAGAAAGACCAGAAACATATTTTGCAAATTCTTCATCAGATAACTTAGAAAGTTCATCTGTATATCCACCTTCTAAATCATAAAATTTATTACCACCTCTTTCTGTATATGGACCTAAGTCATCTACCCCTTTAGTTGAACGAAGTCTTGGTTTAAGATTCCAATTCTGCTTTATAATTGTTGCAGGGTTTTGACCAATTCTATTTCCTTCAGTAAAAGCTCTAGCAACACCAGATCCAGGAAGTGTGTTTAAATCAATTACAGATACTCCTCCTGTTTCTGGATTTCTTAAAAAGTTATATCCTTGCCAATCAGGATAGATTCCTTGTTTATTTAGTTGTCTAAGTTTAAGAGCCATTTCAGCTGCAGCAGTTCTGGAAATTGGTTCAGCAGAACGTTGAGCAAGACCAAAAGTGCTACCCTGCATTCTAGGAGTTAATGTAACATTTTTATTTGCACCAAGTTCCTGAAGATGAAAAGGAAGTCCAATTTGAGGATCTCTTATAGATTTTCCTGCTTCAAACAAACTACGTGTTGCTCCTTCAAAAGGTTCTTTTGTTGAGTATTTTAAAACAACATCAGGACTATATTTTAACGGAGATACAAATTCAGAATACGAACCAGCCCCCATCACATCATCAACATTAAATAATTTTCCTAAACCTGTATTTTGTAATTTATTACCTATTAGTAATTTTTGTTTAGCTTGATAGTATTGATTATATATTTCAGGAGTATCTCTTTCTGCTTGTGACAAAGCTCTCCAATCATCATCAAGTTTATTAAGTTTTTTTACAGCAGACTTAGATACTTGATCACTAAATTTAGATATCCCTGAAAAGTCTATTTTTGTAGGATCACTATAGTCTTTTGAATATCCTCTTAACCAATTTGGTTTTTCCCCAACCATTGGAATTTTTCCAGAAGCGGGATTTATTTTATAGATGTTTTTTAGAGGAGTTCGTGTTGTAATACCTGTTGATCCAGGCAGTAAGCTTACTGAACCTACACCAGCAACATCTCCTACTAATCCTAAAGTAGCTAAAGCATTTGATCCAAACCCATCACCAAAACCATAAGGATTTTGACCAAGTGCTTGCTGAGTAAGTCTTGATGCAGACATAGCAGGTGCTGTAATAGGATTTATATTTATAAATGTCTCAGCACCAATTGTCCCTGCACCAGGATTATAACCACCAGGAGTTAATGCTCCAAAGCTTTGAGCCAAAGCAGAATTTTGTATAGCTTGCTGTTTTCTATAATTAGCTGCAGCTTCTTCACGAAGTCTAACAGCTTCACGACTCATATCCTGAGCTTTAACAGAAGGACCTTCTTTAGTTTTTTTAGGAAGGTTGGAAACAGCTTGTTTATATTCTTTTGACTGTTGATACGGTTGTACTTTTATATTTCGATTAGCTTGTTTAGCACCAGTGGATGTCCAATTATATAAATTTTGTCTGTTTCTTTCACGTTGATCAATTGCTAAAAAATTTAATAATTCAGATGATGGAAAACCTGTTTGAGCTTTAGGAAGTTCATATTCATTCAACCATCCTCCATCAGCTTTTTTCTTTATGGGTGAAAGAGTCCTTTTAATTTCCATTTTTAAAGGAGAACGATCTCTTTCTAAAGGAACAATATTTCCGTCTACATTTTTATAATACACCCTATCATAAATTTCATAGGGTCTACCAAAGTTTACAGGAAGATCTACACCGTAATCTTGTAAAGGAGCTATATCCCACAAGTCATAATAAGAAAGATATTTACCTTTTTCATCTTCTCCCAAAGATACCTTGTAATTACCCATTACATTATTCAATCTATCAATGAAGGTGCCTTTTCTACGACGATCATATAATCTAAATTGTCTATCGTTACCTAGACTTGTTAATTCCTCTTTACCGTCAACAACCTTAACCATCTTTAATAGTTGACTTTGGCTATTGGGGTCATTTATTTTATAATAAACAGCATATGGATTTTCTGATTCAGATGGAGTATATTGTGAAATTGAGAAAGTATTAAATCTTTGAGGATAGCCTTGATACATATTAAAGGCATCCATTCTATTCATTTTAGCACGATGCCATTTATTTGTTTCTTTTGCATAACCAGTTTTGACATCTTCTTCAAACTCTTGTCTATTTGGATCTTGCAGTCCTAAAACAGCAGCAACAGTTCTAATAAAAGGATTACGATATGATACAGGATATAAGTTTTTATTAATGTTACGCTGAAGAATATTTTTATCTTTTTCAGATCCTTGAAATCTACCCTGTTGAGCAATTCCAGCTAAAAGTCCAAATGCAGGAAGAGGACTAGGAACACGACGTTTCTTCTTTGGATCAGGTTCAATTTCTGAGCCAACGTCAAACTTCGGAAGCTTGGACATGTAGTAGTTCTGTAATATGGAATCTCTCCTTTTCATTATCTGTAAGAAGGCTGAATCTTTTTATTAGACAGTTTAAATAAAAACTTAGTACTTCCACTAACATTCTTTCTCATCCAAACCCTGTTTACATTATGACGAAACTTTTTACGTTGTAAAGCAGCTTTAGAATAACTAACAGCAGCAGGGTTTACAGTGTATTGATAACCATTAGGTTGTGTTAAAACTAGAGGAATCTGAGCTCCACTAAATTCACCACGATCTTTTGTAATATCCCAGAACTGGTTAAATCTATACTTCTGTTCTTCTTTAGAGAAATTAATATCTATTGATGTTGGGTTTATCCTAGGATATGTAAGCATATCTAAAGGATTAGACTTAGAAGGTAATACAAGATTTAGTATTCCAGAAATCTGCTCTGAGTTATAAACCATTGCCTCATCAAAGTTTGCATCTAAAATATGAAATCTATCACGGCAGTCATTAAAGTATTTATAACCCTCTAGTAAGTATTCTACACTTCTAATAGTGTTTACTTGTTGTCCTGTAACAGAATCAATTTCAACTTCCCAAGGATAGTTCTGATTATAGTAGTTACAGAACAGATCACATCTTACATTGTGCTTCCAAATACTATTACCGTTTACACTCATAAAGTGAGTTCTACCAGGTAATAAGAAAGTTGGAATCCAGTCGTGATAGCTAATCCAAGTGTTAGACTTAGTATCAAAACTTATTGTCCAAGATGCAGATTCAAAGTAGTTAGTATTTGTTAATGCTACAGGGGTAGATCCTAAAAAGAAATTACCGGATGCATCAAATGTTAAATTGCTAACCTTTGGCTTATAGTCTCTTTTACAAATATAAACTATTTCATTTGTATTATCATATATCATATGTACACCCACCCCTTTTACAGGGTTATCGTACAAAGGATAATTAGGATATACTTTAAGAAGTTCAGATGGAAGATACTTAGCAAACCACCATCTCAAACCAAGAGATGATATATCTTTTAACCCACCCGCATATTGAAAAATCTTACCTTGGTTTTGACTAACCCAAAATACCCCTTTAGAAGTATTAATTACAGCATATCTGCTTTGACTAGAAGCATACTCATAAGGATCATCTGCGTTTATAACAGACTGTAATTGGTTAGGTCCACTAAATAAAGCACCGTCCCCAATTGTAACTTTCGTTCCTGTAGCATCTAGCTTTAACTCTTCTACTCCCAAGAATTGAAGAGGGGCCTGTGATTGCATTAAGAATAATGCACCTGTTTTATTTACAGGTTTAATTGCTGTAACAGGAGTTAGAAACTCATTATAGTTGTTTGCCAAGAATACTCTCCAGTAATCCTTCTTGCCCTCATCTTGCTGAGGCAGAGAATAGATTACACGGGTTGGTCTATATGTATAACAAGTAGCTGCTACGTTTGGATCATAGTCTCTTGGTAGTAAGTTACCCCAAGTTATCTGGCTGTTTACGAGTTTAGATACACTAAGTGAGTAGTCGTATTTATAAAAATTACCATCCTTAACATAGTCACTTCTAAATAGTAAACTTAAGTTTGTATATCTATATGGATCATAGTGCTGCTTAGACCCAATCTCCTCCCAATCTCTATAAGCTAGGTTTACTTCTGACTCTACAAAAAAGTCTCTCACCCCAGAATTAAATAAATAAAAGTATCCTCTGTTTACATAAAAAATACTTCCGTTTTGGAATCTGTCCAGATTTCTATAATCGTTTGGAGACTGAGCTAAAATTCCAATATACTTTTTATTGTTAATCCAATATCTGGGATAAGGAATATTTGCATACAATGTGTAGTCAAATTGAACATCATCTGGTTCTCCTTGTAAAAATGTATTAAAGAAAACCATTGAGTTCTTCTCAGTATGTCTATTGATATAAATATCACCTCCAAATGTTACAGAAGATGTAAGTTGTAAACCTTTTACTCCTGGAGTAGGTTCAACACAATTAGATATTGGAATCTGCTTGATGGACTCAAGTTGTCCATACTGACTACTGATTGGAATCTTTATAGCTCCATAATAAGAAGAAATATTTGTAGTAATAGATTGACCAGGAACACCCCCAACATCACCAAGTGTAACTCGGCTATTATCAACACTCACTGGATCAGGAAATGTTGCACTAGTTTTTACACAGACAAATCTATTTCTGTTAGTGTTATTAACTTGAAATGCTCCTGTAAATTGTTGTACATTTCCTTTTACATAACTAGCATCCGTAATTTCTCTTCTTCTATTTCCAATAGTTGCAATAGCTCCATTAGTTTTATAGAAACCATGAGAGTTATACTGAGCAGCATACTGTCTAAAAGGAATAAGAGCAAATACGGTATCTAACAGTTGTTGTTTTAAAATTCTTGGTTGAATAAATATACCATAATATAAAGCAACACTTTGGTTTAAAATTATTGAAGCTGCTGCAGCAATTGTACCAACAGTACTTGTTCCAAAAACATTTGCCTCAGCTACCACTGAACCAGTAGTCAAACTAACAGGTGGTAAATCTTTACTAGCTCCTGCTTTTATATCAACTGTTGCCCCTGCAAACAATGCTGTTGTTAAAATAGTAGTCCAACCAATAATAAATATATCAAACCCAGTATCTACCCCAGCTGTAATTTGTCTAAATCTAGGATGCTTATATGGAGTCTCAAAAAATCCATCAGTTACTCCTGTAAGTTCTTGATATACCTTAAGTTCATTAGCATTTAAAAATGGAGTAGAAAATGTTGTCTCAGGACTATGAAAAGAGAATATATCTTTTCTATAACCTGTTAAAGGTGTTGGTGAAAAATTACTAACACTACCTACACCATTTTCTCCATTTTGCTCTTGAGAAGTTAGATACTTATCTGGTCTTAAATCATTATAAGGATAGTTTTGATAGAGCCCCGTAATTCCAGGTTGTGAGGGATTTACATATTCCCTCATATTATTAACGAGTCCCTTAGCAACAACAGATTTAGCTCCTTCTCTAGATCCTCTTAAAATTTCATATCCTACAACAGAAGTGATAGGATTTCCATTAAGATCTAGAGGATGTGTAATTCCCTCAAACTGTACACCTAATAAAACAATCTTATCACCGTTATTTCTAAAATGACTTACTATATTATTAACAGTGACATCAGGCATTTTATGGTGACGAATAGGTTGACCACAAAGGTTCCCCCAAATATCAGGACGTGTAGCAGAATATAACTCTGTACTTTCCCAGAATCCCATTCTACCTTTAGCAATAACAACTCCTCCATCAGAAAGAGTTGATGTAGTTAAAGAATCTAAAATACCAGTATTCTGTACTTGCCAAAGTTGTCTGGTGATACCACTAGCTGTTTCAAAAGCATCTCCTCCTGTCACATTAGCTCTTTCTCCAGGAAGAGGGGCTCTACCAGGAATATGATAAGACTCAGACTTCTCTCCTGTATTATAAATCCATCTGATAAAAAAGGCATACTGTTCATCTCTAAGATAACCTGTATTGTTACCACCCTTTACATAATAATCAGCTGGATACTCTACAGCCACCCACTTAGCTTGGATGTTATTTGCTTGAGGCTGATAGTTAAACTTAAACTTACTGTATACACCTGTACGTAGTAAATAGTTATTTACCATGTACATTGCGTCAGACTTTTCAATAGGTTCTGTTCTAAGAACTATTTGACTAACTGAAACAGAAGGATACTCAGGGTCCCATCTATCTATATAAATTGTACCCTGGGTTGTGGGATAAAAGCCAATTCTTTTACCGGTAGTTTGTCCATTAATATTGCTAAGAATAACAAGCTCAAATTCTTCAAAACTTGTATCAATATTATTTATTGTAAGAATCAAAGATGAACTTACGTTCTCATTTTGAAACAGTCCCTGTACTTCAGAGAGTCCAATATAGTCGGTTACCTTTACTTGATTTATAGTGTAAGCTATACAAGCTTGGTATGATCCATTAGGAAGAGTGCCTGCAATATTTCCCTTAGCAATTGTAATACAAGGGTGTGTAACTAAAGGAGCAATTCTAATCTTTTCACAATCTAATTGGTTTGTGTAATTAAATGTAACACAACCATTTATAATTGTTGTTGTAAATTTAAATGGAATATTATCAATATTTAAAACCCTTGTAGGATTCAATCCATCATCAAAATATACCATTCTTTCACAGTCAAACTTTTCTCTGTATGCTCCTGTGATTAGATTAGATCTTTTAAAATTTAAACAGGGTGCATTTACCAGCTTTGTATAAGTACATGCTGACTCATCAAACAAACCAATTTCAGAATTGGTATCGTCTGTTGTAAAAATTACCCATTCATCCCCAATAGTATGAATAGCACCAATAAGTGTATAAGGAAGATTAACGCAAAACAGATTTGCTGGCTCATTACCAATAACACCAACTTGACCGTCGTGTGAGTTATTAACAGCATTTCTTGCATGGGTATATAAGCCATCTCCTACAAATGTATCATTGTAGTCCTTGACCATTCCCTTGTTAAAGCTATTAGTCACTACACCGCCACCACCTTGTTGTGAGTTTTCAGCCATGTTTGATTACAAACTTCTTTTTATTCAAAAACTTATATATAACTCTTGACAAATGTCCACAAAGCCAAGCTTGAGCCTCTTCATCTTTTATACCTCTATCTTTTGTGATTCTACAAGCTGCATGAAATATCTCGTGAGCTATTGTATTATGAGTTAAATACTTTTTATCTATTACTAAATAATATTTATCAATGTCTAGTGAAAATAAAACACCCTCTGCCGAATCTATAAATCTATAACTACTCTTGTGTTTTTTATATATCCTATTTACCTGCTCGTTTAAACTGTCTGTAATTATACAAGTAAACTGGCAGTCATAAGTAACAAGTTTTATCGTAGTCTGTGTTTTGTACATTACCAGCCAGGGGCAGCTTTAAACATGTCATAATATTTACTATACATTGCTTTTCTATTAGTTTTCCAAAGCTGGTACATTTCACTAAAGTTTGGAGTATTAACAATAGTCAAAGCATTGTTTCTTGCAGCTCTAAGTCTTTGCTCAATAAGCTGCATTCTCTGTGTAACATCTTCACCATTCATATATAGGTTTTCAAGCACCCTTTGCTTAATTGCATACTCATAGTATTCATTAATCATTGGATGATCCAAAACCAATAAGTTTCCTTCATTATCTTCTAAGGCACCTTGATAGGACATATAAAGTTTACCCTTCTCAAAGTTTGTATAAAGGAATCCGTTCCTTATATATATCCTAAACCCAGACTCTCTCCAAGGATCTTCATAGATACCTTCTAAAGGAGCAAGTGTATTTAAGGCACTCCACTTATCTGTGCTTGTAGCAATTTCTACTTTTCTAAAAGAACGGTAAACCCTTACCTCTGTTCTTCTTTTTTCTATAACCTGTACAAATATCTTTTCACCATTCTGACACTCTTGTACATATGTAAATTCACAGTTGCAATCTGTTTGACAGCATTTTGTACAAGGGTTTTCAGGATTGACAATTACATTTTCAGTGTGCCTTCCAGACATTGCTGGATAGCAGGTTTCCCAATTGATACACAGGTAAGCATAGTTGATGACATAGAAATCATCTGGAAGCTTTACTTTATAGTTCTCTACATCTAAAATAACATTCTTAGTTCCATTAATCCTAAGTCCTAAATCATAGTTAACACGTTGAGCAACTTTGATAAGCTGTGAAGGCTCAATCAAGTTCTCATTGTTATACATGATTAAGTCAGCTCCTACCTCACTTAGAAGCTCATTAAAGGTTCTATATTTAAGTTCAGTATTCATGGGATTTAACGAGCTGTATTTTGTTTGTCACTAGTTGGATCAGTAGGAATTTGATAAAGAGCCAAAAAGTCTTTTAATACTTGTGCTTCTAACTCTCCCAATAAATAATCAGGAACATTAAAAGACTGATCTTGTCTCACCTTACAACTATCCTCATCACAAGTAAACTCACTGATGTCATCTTCAAAAATTCCTTCAATACGTACTGCATCCCACTCTAGATTAGGAAAGTATAAGTAATCATTCAGAAACCAGTAGTACTTTGATTTATTATACTTAAAGTTCTTAGAGTTTGCTATACCAAGATATGTAGTAGGAAGAGTTGGCTGAAGTCTTTCTGAACCATCTAAAGATGTAACACTACGGATAAGAGGACCGTGATAACCTTGTAAAAAAACAGGAAGCTTTTTCTCTGTACGTTTAATAGTGCAATCAGATCTAATACCTGTACAGCATGCTTCTACTTTATCCACCTCAATAAGTTCTACAAAATCTAGTGTTTGGATTACACTAGTAAAGTTCATGAGTTTGTTTTTACCATCCTCACGTTTCATTAACCACTTAGCGTGCTTAAGAATAAATGTATATATCGTCCTATCCGTAATAAAAGAATCCTGACGGACAGCTTTTATTTGGATACGCACTCTAGAAATTACATCACCAATGCTTAGTTTAGACATTTTAATCTAAGTTAAATTCGTCATACTGTTTTAAAAGTTCAGCAGTTTCTTCTGTTTTAAACTGTTTAAACTTCTGTGTTCTAAATAGACGACTTATCTTAAGCTTATTATCCACTTGAATATACTTCTTCCACTCAACTGGGTACACCTTAGCTATTGTTCTTTTAAAATCTCTTACACCGGTAAATCCCCACAACTCGTGGTTCTTAAACCTGTACTTTGTCTCAAAGTTGGTGTAGAATATTTTAGCTACGTATTGATCTGATTCAAAGTTTTTATTTTGAATCTTTACCCCATAGTATTCACTCTTCTTATAATCAGTGTTTTCACCAATTTTTCTAGGACACGTACCTATAAATAAGTATCCCAGTTGTTCTGGAAGCTGTATCCCATCTCGTTCTTCAACAACCTTTTGCCAGATTTTTCCGTTAAAGGATTTTATAATGTCCTTAAACTGATCTAAAGTTATTGTGTCACTTTTGGGATTATCTTCCAAAAACTTATTATAGAATTCTACGTTAGTGAGATTCAGCTTTTTAGGTCTAAATCTTGGGGCGTTAAGATCTGGTTTTTTATAAGCTTTAGGCAAGACTGTCTACATTAATAATTTACGGAAAATTTATGAAGTTTCCCACTTAAACTTTAATAGTTTAAGCAGTATAGATAAGTTCAGAAATCTTACCCTTTTCAAAGTCATGAAGTTCCATAATAGCCTGACGCTTAGACCCTACAAATTTGTTATGGTAGTGCCAATAGTCAGATTTGGAAAGACTAGGAAGATGTTTCAAAGAGAACCCGTTAAACTCATTTTCACTGATGTATTCAGTGGTCTTCTTAGAATGGAAGTGTCCTGTATAACAAGTTCTATAAATAGTTGATCCCCACTCTTTTGCAAACTCTGTAGCATAAACAAGAGGGGTATTCTTTTTAGTTACATCCCCGTGCTCAAAACCAAAGAAGTTATTACCACAAGTAATTACTTTTCTTTCAGAATACTCTACATCAAATATTACTCTTTCGTCCTTTATAGACTTAGAGATAGCATGAGCCAAATGGTAGGAGCTTAGTCTATCGTGGTTACCTGGAAGATATATAACATGTAATTCCTGGGTAAATTGAGCTAAGTAGTTAACAGCCCAGTAGATGGATTCAAAAGCATCCTTATATGCTTCTTGGGCTCTCATACTATTATCTACAGGAGTTCCACTGGTAGTTGTACCATTAAAGGTATCCATGTTTAAGATATCACCACCAAAAACAAATACAATCTTAGACAAACAGTTGGAAGCATATGCTCTATGTACAAGATTAGTTACAGCACTTCTAAAGTCTTGTACCACTGTATCATTATCCTCCTTACCAAAATGAAGATCTTGTACAGATAAAATAGCCACTACATCATTAATAAACTTGTCATTAATAATAGGTAGTGGCAAAGGCTGTGTAAGAGGATTGAAGTTCTTTATAACTTCAGCTAGAGCATTATCAGGAGTATCTTTAATCTGGGTAACCATGGCTGAAACAAGCCAACGGTCATTCTGCTGTTTATTCCAATAAGAAGATAGTCTCCATTTCTTTGTATCTATCTTAAGGATTTTAATAATGTCTTCAGGACCACAGGGTTCTGATGTAGATATACCCACAATCTCAGCTGTACCCTTGTCTAAGTTTTCACTAAACTTGACTACAGAATCGTTAAATTTAGGAGGTGGATTTAGATAGAAATAAGAAGGATCAGGAGAATTTAAAATTTCTTGTTTTAATTCTCTGTACTTTTCTATAGGAATTCCTAACTTTGCAGAACAATATTCATCAGACTTTTTCCATCTGAGTGTCCCATATACCCTGTTAATTAGACTCATAAAAAATTTTATAGGTTAGTATATGGTGTATAAAATTAAAGCAAAAAGTTTTAAATTCTATACACAAGTTATTAACATTAAAAAATAGAGCCCCAACGTGGAAACGTCAGGGCTTTGTTTGTCAGGATGAAACCAACAAAACCTGACTTTTATTTTACAGCTATATCAAAAAAGTTACCTCTATTTTGAATATTAGCTACATCTATTTTTTTATATAATAAAAAAGGAATAATATCTTTAAAATATTTATCCTTGTCTATTCTCCAACCAGGATGGAATGATATATACATTGGTATATTTAAATCCCAAAGTATAGAATGTTCTTTCAACAAGTCTTGTTCATGTCCTTCTATATCAATCTTTATAACAGATATGTCTTCTTGTTTAAGACTGTATTTTTCTAAAATTTGTTTAACTGTTAAACAGTCAACTGTAATTGCATTATCTATACAAGAATCTCTAGTTATACTCTCACCAAGAACTCCCGATCCAAGTGTTATTTGACTTTTTGAAGAGACAGCTTTATTTTCTAAACAAATATTCTTAAACTCATTTAACTGTACATTACGAGAAAGTTCTTTAAATGCTACAGGATCTGGTTCAAAACAGATACATTGTTTAGAGTATTGACAAGCAACTAGTGATATTGGGCCAATCCAAGTTCCTATATCAATAAATGTTTTTTCTTTACTTAATCTTGGAACTATAAAATCAAATGTTGAATTTTCCCAACCTGAATAATGATCATCCCAAAACTTAGAATTTAAAGAAGTTTTTATTACATCAAAACTCACTCCACTTTTATTCATCTTTTTTATATCATCCATATATAACTTCTTTATTTTATCTCCCCAGGTTGAAAATGAAACAGCTTCTTTTAAGTAGTACCTCCACTCATCTGTTAAACTATTTTCATCTAAATACCATGGAACATGTTTTATTGTGTAAGGTTCATCCAATCTAAGAGCACTATAAGAAAAACCAGATTTGGCTTTATATAATGCAAATGTTGTATCTACATCAGCATCCCAACCATACTTAGTTTTATTTACCCAATATTTAGACTCATGTAGTCTTGCTTGTTTACCTATTTTACTATCTGGTAAATTATCAATTCTTAAAGAAAAACCAACTTTATTTTTACCAGATTTATCTAATGCTTCAAGCATTTTATCTAACCAATCAGAAGGAACTCCATCATATATACAATCTGAATCTGCTACTATAAAGGGTTCACTTCCTTTAATCTTATTGTATCTACCGTTCCAGCATGAATTAGGTCCTTCGTTTTTAGAATAAAATATATTACAAGGATTTGTTTTATAATATTCTAACAAAGGTGGGTAGGTTGATTCTTGATCAAGTACCCATATTTCAACTCTATCTTCTTTTTTTAAAAACTCTATTGTGTTTTTTAAAGTGGTTAGAAGATTTCTATTTACGATTAGAGCTTTTATTTTTTCCATTAAAATCAATTAACTGTTGTTTATAATCGACTTTCCACTTTGGTTTAAGCTCTATGCGTCCTGTTGGAATTTTACCATTTTTTCTTAAAGACTCTATATGTTCACTATGTCTCACTATAACATTTGGTCTTTTATTATCATCTGTTCCTTGTCCACTCATATGATAAGATCTTCCTCCCCACATATAAAACCAACTTACTTCATCATCGGAAGGAGCAGCAAATACAACATTTTGTGAGTTGTGTCTAATACTCATAACAAATGTCATATCATAACCAGCATTTTCTAAAGGGTGCCCACCAAGCTTTTTCCATATTCTTTTACTATAAACAATTCCAGAATTACCTAATCCTGTAATTGAAGTAATTTCCTTATTGTTAAAAAATACACCCCTATGCCAATGAAGAAGATCTGTATCTTCTTTAAAGTATTTTGCAATATTACTCAAATGATTAGGTAAAGCAACATCATCGTCATCCCAAACAGCAATTATATCACCAGAACATTTACTAATTGCAAAGTTTTCTTTTTCTCCAATTGTAGAAAAAGTTTCTTTTAGATTATAGATTTTTACATCTGGATGATCAAATACAAGTTCCTGAAGAGGATAATCATTTACAATAATTAATTCTTTTTTTCCAGGATAGTCTTGATTAATAAAAGAGTATAAACTTTCTTCAAGCGTATCTACACGCCCATATGTTATACATTTTGCAGATATCAAAGGATAACTTATCTCAGACATGTTACCTCCTTGGTTTTTAATATTTCTTCTGCATATTTAATAGAACACTTATCTGTCTTAAAGTCTTCTAACTTAATATCATAAGGAAGTGCTTGCTGATATTGTCCTTTAAAAAACATACCCTGATTTCCATCTACTACACCAGCATTATGATAGATTAAATGTTTATCCCATTCATTGACATGGGAGGTAGCCCAAGCAAATGATAACTTAGTAGACACCTTTACAATTTTGTCAAAGAACCAAAGATTCCATAAAACAGCCCACATATCTGCACACCAAATTTGTATTGGGTGTTCTGGTTTATCTTCTCTAATTTGATGATTCACTATTCTATAAAGACTTTCAGCATCATAGTAAGCTTTTTTCCAAAGCTCAGTGGGAACATTTTTTAAAAGATACTGTGCTCCACCACTATCTGCTTGATTTAATCTTATGAATTTTTTATTTACGTTTACTATTCTTGACATAAGATCAAGATAGTGTTCTCCTTTTGAAGCAATATATTCAGCTCCAATGTAAGAAACTGTGTCACTTACGTAGCAGATCTCGTCATTTAAAAAAACATCAAAATCTACAGATTTTGTAAATACAATATCACAGTCATGATAAAAGATGGTTTCTTTTTCCATCTCAGGATACTTTAACCAATGCTGATAAAGAAGGTCTAATCTTACACTAGATATATATGAAGGTTTTACACGTTTATCATTATAAAAATGAAACTGTACATTATTATAATGAGCGGCTAACCTTTTCCACTTTTCAGGAATAAAGTCATTATTAATTGCTCCTAATATAATAATATCATTAGGATTGACTCCGTTTTTGATAAAGTTATTAATCATTACCTCTACCTGCCAGGTATAATAATCTATTGTAGCAGGTTGTGCACAAATAAACTTCATTATGTTGGTTTTTAATTAAAAGCTATTTTTAAGGGAGAGTAGTAGTTGTTGTTGTACTACTAGTCGTAGTAGTAGTTGTTGTTGTACATTGAGGAAGTTGAGCAATTAAAATTTCAATAATCTCTGTCACTGACATACCTGCTATAATACCGTAGCATGCTAAATCTGATCCTGTATAAATTACACAATCAGATTGATAAGCAGCATCACAAGGTTCTGCTCCTTCACAGGTGGTAGTAGTTGTTGTAGTACTGGTTGTTATTGTCTCAGGACAACAGCAAGGTAAACCATACATATAATTATTGCAGCAACAAGACATTTTTATAATTTTTTTAAAGTCCGCAAGTAGTTGTATTATTTAAAGTTACATTACCAGAAGTAACTGTATATCCTGTACCGTCAGTACAAATTGTAATAGTTGTTAAGAAACTTACAGTGGTATAAGATCCTCCACATTGAAAGTATTCAATAGATGCAAGGCTACCGTCTGTTTGCAACGTATATTCTACACAAGGTGTAGTACACATTGCTTCATTAGCAGATGATGCATTTGTTAAAACTAGTGAGCCAACAACAATACATCCTGTATCTATGGTAACTCCTTGAGCTACGATACCAGCAATAGGTTCAGCAGTTCCACCACATAATTGTGCTGACCAAGAACCACCACCTGTTCCTCCTGTTACATCATATGTTGCACATTCAGCAGGAGCAGAAGTGGTACTAGTAGTTGTTGTAGAAGTTGTTGTTATACAATCACTTGCACATAGTTCAGAAGAAACATTTGCTACAGAAAGACCTGTAGCAAGTACAGTTCCCTGTATTGCACAAATATAAAGTGGTAAAGAAACTTCAGGCGTATTTACAGTAACTACTCCCTCACCATAGCAGTTTGTATAAGAAAGATAGTTTGTAGCTGATCCCACCCAACCAATTTGATAACAGACACAAGGAGGTTCTGTAGTGGTAGTACTAGTTGTAGTTGTTCCACAGAAACCTTCATCGATAATTGTTAAGCCTGGAACAGGAATAATAGAAACTGAATTCTGACATGCACAAACTGCTGTACTTTGACCATTTAATAACGTAATGGGAATAACCGTTCCCGTTACACATTGACGATATGTTCCACTTACAGATCCTCCACTAAGATTAAAGATCTCATAGTCTCTACAATTAGAACAAGGATTAACTGTAGTGGTAGTGGTAGTTGTACTAGTGGTTGTAGTACTGGTAGTACTAGTAGTACTAGTGCTAGTAGTTGTAGAAGTAGTTGTTGTAGTATTACAACCAGTTCCTCCTTGAAATACAATTATAGATTTGCTGTTATAATAAATCTCATTGTTGCAAACACAAATTGTAATTTGAGAATTTGCTGGTACAGGAACACCCGATTGAAAAACTCTATTGCAGTTATTATAACCTATATACTGAATATAACCTGTAATATTTTGTACAACATATGTATAGCAAACACAAGGAGCTAGTGTCGTAGTTGTAGTGGTAGTAGGAGGTGCAGTAGTTGTTGTACTTGTGGTACTGGTTGTAGTAGTTGTAGTGCAATTTTCACCAAAATAAGCTACTACTAAATCATGTAACACCTCACAAAGCTTATCTCCTTTAGTTACTGGTAAACAAGGATTTGTTTCTCCAGAATATAAAACACAGCAAGCGTCAATCTTTTCCTCACAAGGATCTACAGGTTGACATGTAGTAAGCCCTGTAACTCCCGGAGGGGTACAAAACATGCAAGGATCACAAGTCCTAGAAGCTGTATTACAGTTACAAGACATTAACTATTGATTAAGGAGGTGTAGTAGTTGTACTGGTAGTGGTGCTAGTAGTTGTCGTAGTAGTTGTGGTAGTTGGAGCAGCTAACCCACCTGTAGCAGTATTTTGACAAGTGTAACCATCTTTTGTAATACAACCATCTACTGTAATACTATAAGCTGTTGATGTATCAAATCCAGCTGTACTAATATCAAATGTAATTCCAGAAGGATCAGTTGCTTCGGTTACAAGATCAAACGTGTTAGAATAAATATGTCCAGCACCATCTGTAATTGTTACAGTAGAAAGTAAAGGGCAGTTGCTAAATCCAGAAGGAATAGTTGTAAGAGCATTAAATGTTAATGTAATTAACTGTCTTGTAGGATCTTGTGCTGCATTAAATCCTAAGATAAACTGAGTACAATCTACAGCACAACAATTCTTTAATTGCTCTACAGCATCTCTAATATCACAAACTGTAATCCAAAGATTTTGAATAGACTGTCCAAGATTATTTACAGTATTATTCCATCCAGGAAGAGAGGACATTGTACCTGCTGTACTTAAAGAAGCATCTGCTCCTGTAATACATTGTCTAGCCTGAGCAATTGTTAAATCTGATACAGTACCTAATGCACTGATATAACTACACAATGCATTAGCCACATCTTCTACAACAGTTTGAATATCCTGCACAGAACCTGATAAACAACTGTATACAGAAAGTGCAGGAGTTGTTGCATTTTCTAATGCTGTAATTCTAGCTTCATGATTAGCTAATTCAGCAGTGTGATCTGTAACAATAGAATTAATTTGACAAAGAACAAAAGCAGCTCTTTGTGCATATTCACTAAGAGAAAGTTCTGTAATAAACCCACCTACGCCATCTGGTACATATAAACACTCTGGTAAAGTAAGAATAGGTTCTGTATAACAACATCCGTCTGGAGTTGGATTATTATTTATAAGGTCAGATAAACAGCACACCTTATCTACAAGAAGTTGTAAAATATTAGCTAAAGTAATCTGTGGTTCTGGAGTAGTTTCACATACTGTAAGCAAACATTGAATGTCTACATCAGATAATCCTAGGTCTGTTTTAAAATTACAAATTTCAACGGCAACCTTGTATACTACATCAGATACACTATCACCTTTGCAGAGGTGTAAACACGGTAAATCTGGTCCCTGCCAAACCACACAGTTTGACGAAATAGGAACACAGTTTTCACTGTTACTGCTAGATCTAACAGGATTCATAATATTATTTATTTATTTATTTTCCTCTGCAATAATCTCCTCTTGTTGATTTTGTTCTTTAATTTTTTGATTAATAAAGTTTACAAGAGGTAATCCATACTTTAAAGGAAGTTCTTGGATAAAGTTGTTTAATTCAGACAAAGCTTTTTGATCAAGTACAATTTGCATAACTTATTGGTTTTTAATTGATTAGAAATTAGTAGACTTGCACTACCTTACAATATAATATATATAATTTCTAAGAAATTTCCAAAATTATATTCTATAGGTAAACTTAGATAATTGTCAGGCTCAACTGAGTTGCACCCCAAGTATAAGCTGCATCATTAGAACCATTCCAATCTTGATACTCCTGACCATTCATACTTAAATTACCCTGAGCAACTTGAGTCAGAACTTCATTACCTTCTCCATCTTGACTCGCTGATAAGAGTTCATAATAGAAGGTAGCTGAATCTTCTAAGTTGTCGAAGATAGAGTTCATATTAAATTTAGTAGCAGATTTTACTTGTCCGTTCTGCCATGCGTTTACAGGTTGAATTGTTTTCATTTGTTTTATTTTAGAATTTTACGATTTTAGAAATATGATTTAATAAATTATCAATAGGCTGAGCATACATAAACTTGTAACCTCTAACATTATATTTACCATTTGATTTACAAGATTTTTGTACTTCTTTTTGTCCAGCATTAATAGCTTTTTCTGCATCACGAATTGTATCATATTTTGCGAGCATATCCATATTATCTCTGCTAAACATATATACAGGCTTCACCTTCCCTATTAATCTTTGATAATCACTTATCTTTTTATTAAACTCCTTAGTTCTTTTTATTCCTTTAGCACTTCTTCCTTCTCTACACATATTGCAACACATAGGATTATCAATATGCTTAAATAAAAGTTCTGATTCTATTTTATTTAATTCTTCTTTTTTACATTCAATAACAATTTCATAAACAGGATCACCATATTTTTTGTAGCAATTTTGCATCCTACTATTTGTATGAAGTCCTTTCTTTAATTCTCTTTTATGTTGAGAAAAACGTCTATTTATATTAATGGCTTGACCATAATAATAATGACCGTTTGAAAATGTTATTTTATATATCCCTATCATAATTGAACCCATCCTGTTGAGGTGTAAATATACAAACCTTCAGTCGCATCCGTTTGATATACAATCAAACCAACCGCAGGGGAAGTTATGGCGGTGCGTTGTGCTTGAGTTTGTCTCGGAGGTAGGAAACCTTTTGTGGTGCTTGAGATGTTTACGATTGCACTTGCATCGTTAGTTGATGTCCCTATCAAAACATTTCCATCAAATCCACGAATACGCATATTCTCAGCAAGTGTATTCGTTGCATTCTTTTTGCTGCGAAATATGATATCACCAAATGACGCTCCGCTTGATGTTGTGTGATACCCAGCATCTATAAAACTTTCAGCCGTTGCGGTTGTGTAAGTCAAAAACAAACCTTGCGTAGTTGGTGTTGAACCGTATATTCTTAAAGTCTGACCGCTTCCACCAGTAGTGCCTCCAAAAATATCAAGATTTGTCACACTTCCACTTGGCCCACTGACTGTAAAATTCCCACTCACTCTCGCAGTTCCGTTGACTTGAAGCTTTTCCCCCCCATCTGTGGTTGTGCCGATGGCTAAGTTTCCGGTTGCTCCAAAAATTCGCATACGCTCCGTTCCTCCAGCTGTGTTAAAACGTATTGAATAAAGCGTATTACTTGAAGATTCTATATTTAATGAAGGACTATCCCAATTCACGTATATTGATCCATATCCAGCAATGTTTATTTTGGGATTTTGTCCAGTAAATGTTGTAGTATTTAAGTTAATAGTATTATTGAAACTGTGTGAAGTTCCATAATATTGTGCTGCATAAGTTGCAGATCCTAATTGTACGCTTCCAGCTGATGTATTTACTAAAAAATAACCGTATTCAGTTCCTGTAAGTGTGAAAGATATTTTTTGTTCACCTGTTGCGGCTTGATTCAATGTGAGTTTTGAGGCTGGGTTTGTGCTACCAATTCCTACGTTACCGCTTGAGTTAATATACAACCTCTGATTCCCTTGTCCATCTGCTAATATGATTGTATTGGAGAGGGAAGAGGATAGACCAGAAACTTGAGAACCTATGATTGTGTTGAATGAGCCTGTGGTAATTCCGTTACCTGCTGCCCCCGAACCAACCATCGTGTTAAATGTTCCCGTAGTAATGTCATAACCTGAATTAGTTCCAAAAAATGTATTCCTATTTCCCGATGTAATTCCGTATCCCGAATTTACACCAACAGTTGTGTTTTGATATCCACTCGCACAAAACCTTTGAGATAGTGAACCGATAGCGGTATTTTCATAGCCAGTATTGTTTGCATAGCCAGCATAGTAACCGACCGCAGTATTGCTATTCTGTGTGATTAACTGACCAGCCTGAAATCCAATTGCTACGTTGAAATTTGCAGTAGTGTTATTCCCTAATGCATTGACTCCGATTGCAACATTTTGAGTGCCTGTTGTATTTGAACCTAAAGCACTAACTCCAAAAGCGGTATTGTTAGCATTGTTTCCACCTCCTTTACCTACTGTCAATCCGTTTATGTTGGCATCTAAGGTAGAACGGATATCTCCCACTACGTCTAACTCATAAGTAGATTCGGTAGTTGTTCCGATGAGAACTCGCCCACTATTAGTTAGAACCATTTGCGTAGTAGTAGCATTACCGAACCATAATCCACCACCATTTGCAGTCAAGTACATTCTACTCAGATAAGAATATAATGAACCTGAAAATGCACCATTAGAAAAGAGACTAATTGCTGGATAGTAATAACCTGAAGGACTTTTAAGATTGAACGCAGCATTGCCTGATGATGCTTCATAAGTTAATGCGTTGCTGACATCAGTAAGCAATGAGTTCCCCAATGCAGTTGAACCTGTCCACTTAGGTACGTAGTTGGTAGTACCAGTCCCGGTTACTGGGTTTGTTAACAATGGTTGTAAAGATGTAACATCTACACCAGTGTCTGTAAGAATATTATTTAAAATATTAGCTAGTGCCATATTATACCATTGTTAATGATTTCCAACCAGTTGAAGTGTTTACATAAAATCCTTCTGTTCCATCAGTTTGATATACAAGAAGTCCCACAGCTGGAGTAACAATAGCCGTTCTTTGAGCATTTGTCATTCTTGAAACTAATATACCCTGTGTTACACTATCCACTTGCAATTTAGCAGAAGGATCTATTGTCACCGTGCCTAAACCAAAATTTGTAGCACCATAAAGACTACTTGAAAAATATCCTGTTCCATTTACATTTAATCTATATCCAGCATCTACACTAGTACTTATTAATACGTTTGATGTTGCTGATTTGATTATTAATCTATTATTAGAGTTGTTACTTCCTAAGTTTAAATCTAAACCAGATTCTCCACGTAAAAATAAACCTGTAGACGACGCAAGAACTTTTCCAGCAATTGTTGCTGCAATACCCGCCCCACCTGAATATCCAAAATTAAATATACCTTGTGTACCAGCTGTACTTAAAATAGCTCCACTTGTAGTGGCATAAAGCTGATAATTAACAGTTGTCCCGTTAAGTGTGCAAATTTCTAAATATCCAGCAGTGCTATTATCAAATCCTGATATTCTAATATTAGGAGTTAAATTAGCTAAAGATCCAACATGCAAACTTCTTTGTGGGCTTGTTGTTGCAATACCCACACTACCCTGTAAAATACTAGTTGAAATTGATGTATTACCAAGAGTTACTGTATTTGATCCATTTCCTCTTGATTGATATCCAATTACAATTTCGTTTGTATTACCATTTGAACTTGGTCTAGCATCTACACCTAAATAAAGTGAATTATTACTTGTTGTATTATTTGAACCAGAAGTAATTAATTTACCAGCATCTTGACCAAGAGCTGTATTATTTGAAGCAGTAGTTAAAGCACTAAGAGAACTTCTACCAATTGCTGTGTTATTAGCTCCAGATGTAGCAGATGCTAACGCAGATCTACCAACAGCAGTGTTTCCTGTATTTGTACTATTTGCTAATGCACTTCTACCAACAGCCACATTTTCTGTTCCTGTCGTATTTACTAACAAAGCACCTCGTCCTACACCAACATTATCAGATCCTGTAGTATTTGCTCTACCTGCTTGATATCCTAGATAGGTGTTTGCATTTGTAGATAAGTCATCATTTAGTCCAGCTTCAAACCCTAAAAAAGTTCCTTCACCTAAGTTAATTTGATATATACTAGAATTAAATGATTTAATTCCTCCAATATTTTGAGCACCTGTTGTAATAACACCCCTAGCTAATAAAGATGCGTCAGGAAGATTAAATGTATGAGTGGATGTAACTGAACTAATGTTAAAATCAGTACCACTCGTACCTGTTGCTAAAAATTGTACTTGATTTGTAAGACTATTTAATGCTGTAAGTCCTGTAGAAAATGTAGTGATGATTTCAGCTAATCTTGTACCCTCTGTATGTAATGTAATAGTTTTACCACTATTATTTACATATACTCTTATAGCTAATCTATCAGTTAAAACTAGTGTAGTGGCAGGAACAGATAGTGAAGTGTAATATAAATCAATACTAGCACCTCCTGTAATAAATTCTGGACTTGAAGAACTAGATGCTAATAAAGTGAGAGTAGCACCATCATATTTGTAAAGCTCAACATAAAAATTAGGAGAACCGCCTGCTGAGTCAGCATTTACATAAAACTGAATATTCCAACTACCAGCAGGAATATTTAAAAGATTTGGATCACCCGCACCTGTTACAAATTGAGCTATATATCCATTAGAAGCAATAGAAAATGTTGTGCCACCACCTATCACTGGAGTTTTACTCATTTCATAATAAGTGTCACCACTTATTGTTCCTTGGTTTACACTGCCGTTTAAATAATAAGAAACTGAAGAACCTCCACCTCCACCAGGAAAATCTGCTAGTGTACCATCACCACGAACATATTGGGAAATAGATCCTGCACCAGCTACAGAAATTGTACCTGATGCTGTAAGAGGACTATTTGCTACATTAAAAGCAGTTGGCATTGATAATCCAACACTTGTAAGTGTACTTACCTCTACCCACGCAGAACCATTCCAATAAAATTGTTTATCAAGATCTGTATCATAAACTTGTATCCCTTCATCAGCTGCTGTATAAGATAAGGAGGTTCTTTCAGCTGTTGTAACAGGCTGGATTCTGGCATTAATTAGCTTATTTTTAGCTAAATCAATATCATGCAAATATCTTTTTGGTGTTGCCATTATGATAAATATGCTGTTCCAGAAATAGGTTCAGAAAATAAAATAGTAAGCTGATTTAACGTATCATGTGTAATAACTCCTTCCATATCACCACCTAAAGAATCTTCTGTTCTAACCACAGGATTATATCCTAAATTGTGGACAATCACCCATGTAGTAGAAGGTGTTGATTGAACATGAGTGTAATTATCAGATTTTGATGTAACATTAATTGCTACATCACATCCACCCATATTTACATATATTGTTCCGCTTGAAGAATTTAAATTTATGTCTACAGAAGCTGTTGGAGGTGCTACAATAGAAATATCTTCAGTGGCAACATTCACTGTACAATCAGCTTTAAGTAGTTGCCAATCCAAGATTTCTTTACGAATTATGTCTAATTGTAAAGCTGTTAAATCTTTTTTGCAAGACTTAATACCATAACGAAGTCTACGAAACTCTACATAAATAGCATCTGCAAAATTCTTATAATACCTATCTTGATTAGGTATAAAATCTTTACAATCTACTGTCATATTGCAACTACTCATTTTTCTTTTCTTTTTTTAATTCTTTTAACTTGTTTTCATAAGAAGTTAAACAATTTACACAAACTTGTTTTCCATTAGAAGCAATTCTCTTTTGGCATCCACAAGTAATTTTAGAATTACAATTAAGGCAATTCATATATGTTGGTTTTAAAAAAGTTACTAACAGCTATGACAGTTTCCTGTAAATTTATCTAATCTTTTCTGTGCGTAATTTAATAAATCCATTCCTTCATCAGGACTATTACAAACTTCTACTTTAACTTTAGCAGCATCAATAAAGCTTTTTATAAGTCTTAGCTCATCTAAATCTGCTTTTACATCAGCAGGTGGCTCACATGCAGCCATTTCTAATTTACAAAGTTGATCATAATATCTACTCAGTATTTGACAAACTCTTAAATAATTATATTCAACAAATACCTTATCATTAGGTGATACCGAATATTTTACATTGTAAATTCCATCTGGTAATTTAAGACTAGTTGTACCACAATCAGATGTTTGAATACCAAGACTGCATGCATTTAAAGTTAAATTAAACGCAGGAACTACAGTAATTGAAGTGTATTCATTAAAGCCAGGCACTTTAATTAATAAAGACAAACATGTAACATCTAATAAATCTGAATAAATACTGCTGTCAATAACACGAAATAAATTACAACTACTAGTTTCAGGTATATCTAAACTTAATTGGTGTTTACTAGCCATTATATTAAACTTTATAAAGTTATTAAAATTTTTTAATCCAGACCCTTCAATAATAATATAAGATTTTTTGAGCACTTGCCCAAAACTAAATTACGTGGGTTTTGGGGTAAATAAAAAGGGGAGGGAATATAATTCCTCTCCCCTTTTAAGTATTAGTCTACTATTATTAAGCAGTAGTAGTAGTGCTAGTAGTAGTACTGGTTGTAACATTAATACAAGCAGAATCTCCATCAGCAGAGAAATGTTCAATATCCAAACCAGGGCAGCAATGATCCAAAATAGCCTGAATCTGAGTCAACAAAGCATCTCCGTTTGTACCAGACGGAATATACAGAGTGATCAAATACTGATCATTGTCAAATGTACCGGTAGGGTTGTTGAAACGAGGAACACTGTGCAGAATGTTAATAGAGTTGTAGAAACCATTACGGTCTACAGTAGCCAGCACAGGGTTAGCCTCAATTTCTCTCATACGAAGACTTTCTACACGAGAGCTATCAGGATAAGCCTCTTGGCGGTAACGTCCTGCAAGAATTAACTCACGAAGAACAGTTTCACCAACACCTTGAGCCTGAACAGCTGTTTGTACAGGGTTAATCTCAAAACACTGAACGTTACAAGGATCACCAGTTTCATCTGTCATAGATTCCAGAAGCTTCAAAGGCTGAAGTTCGTAGAAATCTGTAGGAGTGAAGGTGCAATATCCAAACTTAGTGTCAATGTAAGCAACCTTAATAGTCAAACAAGCTTGAAGTTCAGCTGCATCTGTTGCAGCAGGGTCCCAAGCTGGAGTAGGACTGTAAGCATCCAATGCAGCTACAAACTCAGCAATAGTGTCAAAATCATCTTGGTCAGCAACAGGATCACCATTGAAGTCTGTAACAGCAACGTGGATGAAACTTGGCAAGAATGGATCTTGAGCAATTTGCTTAGCCCAGTTAATGATAACTGTAGTTGGGTCAACTAAAGCTCCAGTACAGGTAGCAGAACAGTCATCTGTGCAGCAACCAGTATAAGCAGCCAAAGTTTTGTAGATGTTGTGGCTTAAGAAACGCAGAGCAGGAGAACCTTTCAGATCCAAACGGAGGTTGTAGGTTTTACCACACTCTAAGTTACAAACACAAACATCATCAATCTGATTTTGAGCAGGGGTAGAGCAAGCTGTAAATACACGAGTGATGTACTTAGGGTTGATCACTTTAGTTTTTACAGACTCTTGATAACCACCATGGAACGGACCAATCTTGTCTTTGGTAAAGTAACTACCTTGAGCAAGAATGAACGGTTGACCATTGTTAGTGCCACCAAAAGCTTGATAGGTCTTTGCATCAAATAAACCTACCTCACCAGCAATAAGGTCTGCTGTGCTACCAGTTGTTGTTCTAAGTAATGACCCTTCATCATCTTTTCCGAGGAGGGTCATTCTAAACGCATGATTAAAATACATGACTTTTTAAATTTAAGGGGTTAAAAAATAAAGAAAAATATTTTTATAAATAGTCTTTGATTTCGTGATCCAAAAGTCTCATAGCAATCTTATCTTCTCCAAATGCTTTTAACTGATCTACCCAGTTTTGCATTTTACCATGCTCTTCATTTTGTTCTTTTAAGTAATGGAGAGCAAGTTCATACAGCATATGAGAACCATCTTTTAAAGCATGAGTGGCTAAATCAGAACATTGATTAGTAATATCAATTTCATGCTGATAAGATAATTTAATAATTTCAGGGAGCCCATCATACTCTTCTTCAGGTTGTTCTAAAGAAGCTGTTGCAGGTTGAACACCCATGTTTAATAAATAGGTACGAGCAATATCAGCATGTCCTCTTTCTTCATCAGAGTATTTCTTCCAAAGTTTAGAAGCATTTACATACCCATTGTTATCTAACCAAAGAGACATTGATAGATAAATACGGGAAGATTGATCTTCTTGTTGAGCACGATAGTTTAAGAAACTAATACAAGATTCATCAATTAAAGGATTTTTACCTTTAGTAGACGCTGTTTTAATTCCCGTTTTAATAGGTTCAGTACTAACTGGTCCTTTACTACTTAAAACACTAGGTCTTGATATTTTTTTGATTTCCATTTTTAACTATTTGATTGTACTGCTTGTTGTTCTCTCTGATATTGTAAAGTGTCAGCTATATCACCTGCTAAAATTGCAACTGCTTGATCCACAAGTATTTCTGCAACATCATCATTAAACTCACATGTTTGATCAGCAGTAAATGTTACACCAGTGCTAACATCTACACAACCATTAAACTGTACCTCTCTTGGTTTTCTAAAGTAAATAAGATGACACTGGGTAATGTTAAACTCACCATTTGTATACACCTTAAGAGTGTTGTTCATTAGTGTAGATACTGTTTCAGCCCATTCAAAACTTGGCTTTTTGTCATCAGTATTTAAAATAACACTAATGTTTGACTCTTCAACTTCGTATACTGTCATTCTTCTTTCAGGACAACACTTACTTTTAGCAAAAACATCTGTTCTTACATAATATAAGTAATTAGAAGGAAGTGCAGAAGAGTCAAAAATATCTCCAGGAGTCATAGTCAAACCAACATGAGTCATTAATCTTTGAAGATCATCTGTAAGCACTGTAGACTGTTCAGCACCTTCTTTCTTAATGTTTACTCCACGAACCTGTCTTCTGGTCCACTCATACTGAGCTTTATTAAAAGCTTCTTGGATCTGCCAACATTGAATGTTGTCATAATCCAAAGAGGCTAATTTATTAAGCCTCTGCTTAACTTTTATTTGTAAAGCAGCATTAGTCATTTAACACTTCCATTTACGAAGAGACTTATTAATTCTACTATTTGGATCTCTAGCAGTTTTAGCACTTGTCAACTTCTTTTTCATACCTTCCATTCTAGCACAGAAAGATTTTTTTCTAGGACCACCTTCAGGCTGAGGAGCTTTTAATCCAGGTTTGCCTGGGTTAGCTCTATTATAAGAAGCTCTACCTTTAGCATTTAAACCACCACTGGGTGATTTTCCTTCCTTCCTTTGCCAAGCTGGACTCTTTGCCATATTACTTCTTTTTAGCCATAGACTTAAAAGTCTTAGCAAGGTTATATCTTTTAGAACCAGGAGGACATGATTTAGATCCAAACTTAGATCCAGTACAAACTCCTTCTGTACCTCTACGTTTAATTGAAGCTGTAGCTTTCTGAATCCATTTCTTACCTGCCATGGTTTTTACTTTTTACCTTTTCCGTACTTAGTTCCGATTGCAGGTTTGTTATTACCAAGTTTTACAAATGCAGCCTTAGCATCTTTTTTACCTGCCATATATGCAACAATACCCTTATTACCAGATCCTGTTGCAGGTTGCTTAGTACTTGAAGCTCTTTTTCCACCTTTTTTCACAATATATTATTTAGAAGGTTTAACAATTATTGATTCCAATACACCTCTACATTTTTTGTAAGATCTATTAAAACTTCCTCATTCAAAGGATTTTTAAGATATTCTACAACGTCACTGATGTTTCTGCCCATCATAGTAGTTGTTCTCATATGATAAATAAACCCGTCAGCTTTTGCAGCAATAAACTTGTAGAAGTGTGCTTCTTTAGCAATTGCACGGATTTTTAAAGTTTCCATGTCTAAAGTAGCTGTATCCAAAAAGTTTTTAGCTGTATTTCTTTTGTTCTTCTCCATCAAATCTCCGTTGATATACTTATCCATGTTATCATAGATAATATCTGTAGGAGTAGATCTTTTATATTGTGCACTGTTAGGATCAAGTACTTTAGCAATATAGAAGAGCTTATTGGTATTTTTATCAAAGAGCTTTTGAAGTTCAGCCAAAGCTTTGTTTCTAAGCTTCTTAACTTCTGTATTCAAAGAGGCACTATCTTCAACTCTATCTAAATAAAACTTAGGAGGAGTAGGCATCTTACGAGCCTGTTCCAAAGATTTAGCTACAATTGAAAATCCTCCAGCTTCAATTGCATAGAGTCTAATCAAATCATATGGATCTTTCTCAGGATCTAAATGTACAGGGTCATTACTACATCTAATCTTAATTCTATCCCAAAACTCAGTATTGTCAGGTTTAAGAAGTTTTACCTTATTCCAAAACTGTTCATCGGTAGGATCAATTACATTAGCTGCAAGTTCTTTTTCTAACTGAGCAACCACTGCACGAATCTGCTTAATCTTAGCCTCTTGTTCTTCTAAAGGAAGAAGTTTGACATCTGGAGCAAACTCATTTAATCCTGTAAGGTATCTTTTAATACCGTTAATTTCTAAACATGCAATTGTCTCTTCATGAAATGCACCATCAAAAAGACTTAATCCGTATTTCTGTAATCCCATATTATCTACAATAGGATCAAAAAAAGGACGAATTGCAATACTAGATTTTTTGTTTTGTGGATACTTCTCCACCATTACTACATTAGACATATTTGGTTTTTTTGTTTATATAATAAGCTGTCAAGAATACCTTGACAACTGATTAATCTAAAATCTCAGAAATCCAGCTTCTCTTTGTAAGATCTTCTGGATTTTTAGCAGCTCTAGCTTCTGCTCTTTCAATCTCCCCATCTGTAAAAAGAAGACACTTAGCTCCATTTTTACCCTTCACCCACACTGCAATAAAATCTTCACGTTCACCACTATAACCCTTTTTGTTAGTGTTTTTAACTCTAACAAGTCTACCTAGTCTTGTGAAGATTTCAATTGCCATATTAATCAATTTTTACAAGTTCATAATAAACATATAAATTAGTCCAGTCAGCAGCAACATCAAGATTTTTAATTTCAATTAAAAGTGATGTTGGAGCAAATCCCCTTCCAATTACAATTGGAGTAACTGCAGGGTTCGTAGTATACACAGAGAACTGAGTGTAAAACTTTGTTCTATCTAAAGTAATTTCAGAATTGTCTAAATAAATAAATAAACTAGTTTCTCCAGCATCTGCATTTTCAATATCTAAAATTCCTTTCTTAGAATCTATTTTAACAGTTACAGTAGTTCCACCTTCCATGTCTACATGATATGTTAGAATATCATAGATATCTCTAGACAGTCTATTTACATGAGCAAACCTAGCAGGTGCTGCTTCAGCATCCTTCCATTGTTGTTTAAGTCCAATGTCAGGAGACCCGGGAAGTTGTATAAGTTTCTTTAAACTAATCATTGTTACACTATAGAACCTGATAAGAGTTGCAAACTCTTCGTGTGATCAGCACGGTGTGCATACAACAGGTTAAGAAGGGATTATTTTTTACTCTTACCAATTACTGCAGTAGATTGGGTAGCATACTTACCACCTGATTTACCAAGAGCTGCTTTGGAGTTTTTACCAACCATTACACCTTTAGAACCAGGTTTCATTTGTGCACCCTTAGGAGCTACAGATTTGGGAGTTTTAGGATTTCCAGCCATTTTTTTGTTTTTTATTGGTTTTAGTTAATAAATATATAAGTCCTGGGGGCTCCGAAGAGCCACCCAGGTTTTATATTAATTAGAATGAACCACCAGTGATCGGGTTTCTCATAACAATCTTCAACACCTTGGTTGGGTCTTTAACCCAGATAGCAGGCATTGTTTGAGTCATGAACACACGATAACCGTTGAATTGTCCAGAAGACTGGAAGCCTTGAGTACGACCCATGTAGTCCATAGTACCATTCTGATAGAACCACTTCAGTTGATTATCCCAGCTGAGTTTCAGCAAGAAGATATTGTCGTTAGTGTTATCAGTGATATCAAAGATAATGAAGTTGTAAGAAGACAGAGGGAAACCATCAATAATTGGGTTCTCAATATCGTTAGTGTGTACGTTATCAAATGCAGGATTCAGTACAAACTTAACGTTAGCCAAGAACGGGATGATGTAGCTGGTGTAAGCAAACCCAAAGTTCAGGTCCATACCTTTACCAGTTACTGCTCCAAGTTCATGAGCATTCAGAACCAAACCAGAGTTAACAGCTTCACGCTTGATAGCTTCGTTAACCAGCTTCATACCACCCAAACCGGTTTGAACAACCAAAGCACGCTGAGGATCAGGTCCTTTGAACTCCACACGACCATTGAAGAAGTTGAAGATCTCAGATTTGAACAGATCCAAAGTAAAGCTACCACGGTTGTAGATACGCTTGTAAGAGTTGTCAAGCTGCTTCCACAAACCTACAGACAGACGAATATCATCTGGACCGTCTTGTCTAATACGTCCACCCTGTCCCCACATGAGGTAGGTTTCAATATCATTAGCAATTTTGGTCAGGTGAGCTGCTTCCAAAGTAGTTAAGAAAGAACGAGAAAGTTGACCAGACTGGTAAGCTTTCTTTACATAGTCCTTACCCATCTTCTCAGCCATTGTTTCCAAGTTGGTGATTGAAGGGTCCAGAGATTTGTCAAAGTTTCTCCACAGTTCAATTACAGGAACAGTTCCATCAGCTTTCATACCACCTTTCATCATCAGGTCAGCACGAGAAGAGATAGAATAGTGTACGTGAGCTTCTGCACCACCTACGTAGTTGTAGAACTCACGGAAACCTGCAGATACATTACCCAGGTCAGAGAAACGCTCTCCATACTCACCACGGGCAGAACCTTTACGGAATACCTTTGTACCAATAGTTAAGTACTTGTTATCCAAGAACTTATTATTGTCATTGTTTACAAGCTGAACAGTGTAAACGAAACCATCACCAACAGGAACTACGTCATCTTGAGTGATGTACATTTCAACACCATTGTACTTGTCATAAGTGATAATATCACCATGACCAAAAGTACGCTTGTTTAATTTAATTTTGAAGGTTTGACCATCAACGCCTTTTGCTTCGTTACCTGGTTCAATATCTTCAACGATGTAGGGGAGATCCTGAGCTACAGGAATCTGCCATTTATATTCACCACGTGCATTATCAACCATAATCACGTTCTTTCCACCAAAACTAGACATTTGGTACAGAGGCATTTCTACCTTCTGTGCCATAGCCCAAAGATCTACAGGACCCAGGTCAGTGGGTTCAGCAGACTTTAGGAGGTTAGAGAGGTGGTAAGAATCCACATGAGAACTAGTCTGATACTGGTTGTCACGTAGGAATATACCATTGTTTAAAACTGGAGTTGCCATAGGGCTTTTAAAATTTAAAGGGTTAAGTAATTAAATTATCTTTTAAATATGTTTTGAGGACGAGCAATTTTTCTAGGTCTGCTTGTCTCTTCTTCTTCTGAATACGTAGAAATATTTTTACGAGACTGTTCAGTTTTTAATTGTCTCACTGTTTTTTCAACTTGTTGATTCTTACCCTGTTTCATAAGAGACTGACGATAATCATCAGGATTAGATAACAACCAAAGAGCTTCAGCAATTAATCCGTAATTAGGTTCAACATACTGGTATTTTTCTAAAAGATGTCCTAACAAGTTTGTAGGTTTACCACTAATAGAAGGATATTGAGGTTGAACTAATCCACTATATAATTGAGCTTGAGTTCTCTTATCCAACTTAATACCGTTAATCTCTGCAGGTCTAAGAGCCTCAAATACATTTTGCATATAAGCTTCAGCAGCAGCCTCTTGTTGTTGTCTACGTTGTTCTTGTTCAGCAAGTTGAGATTGAACAATCTGCTCTTGCATCTGATCCAACTTAGGTTTAAACTGCTTAGCTTTCTTTTCTAAAGATCCAATGTCTTTCCAACTAGCAATTTCTTCTTCAATTTCATCAGAATCACCAAAGTTAGTTGCCTGTAAATAAGAACGAACAATAGCTTCTTGATCATTCTCATCAGCAGGACTTAATTCTTTAACTTGTTCTACCTGAGCTAAAACTTGAAAAAGTCCTTTAAGATCCTGTCCTCCATCTGCTACATACTTAGCAGCATATTGAAGTTCTTGGGGAAGACTTTGAAAAAACTCTTGAGGAGTTTGAGAAGCAACTTCTTCTTTAATATTATTAATGTTAGCTTGCCAAAGTTCTTCTACATCTTTTTCACCAAGTCTGCCTAGATAATCATCTAATGATTCTTTGCTTTCATCATAGTCATCAAAAGCAAACATTTCATTAGTCTCAATACGTTTCTTTAGAAACTCTACAAGACCAGACTTTTCTGTTTTAGGTCTACCACCCTTAGATTTAGTTTCTTCTTCTGATGATTCCTCTGTAGAAACATCAGAATCTAAAATATCCTCTAATTCTTTTTTAACCTCTTCTGGTTCTTTAAAAGCAGGGGTTGCTTTTTGTGCAGAAGAGTCTTCAGAATCTTCCTTATCTAAAAACTCTAGATCAGTAGTTTTTTTAGAAAAAATAGTAGGTTTTGTGTCAGCCTCTGCTTGGGTGGGAACAATTAAACTCTCTGCCCCAGGAGCTCCAGCAAACAAACTATCAATATCTAAATCTACTTGTTGTACAGAAGTCTGTACATTACTTTGATTATCAGCCATAAATGTTGGTTTTTTGATTAAATCTCTACACTAAAAATATACGAATTTAAACTATAAAAATTTAAAATATTTTTCTACAAACAGCTAAGCATTGGATTATAGAGCTATAATCTAAAACTTTTATTTATTTTATATTAATTATATACACGAATTTCTATTGG